AAAAACTTCAGTTGGAGTCCAAGTGGGCAACACAAGCGTTAGCACAGGGTAGAGTGACTACTGATATGAAGTGGATGGATATAGAGATCAAAGAACTTAGAACTAAGATCAATGATCAGAGTGTTGAAGACGCTAAAAAGGGTCTTCTAGATATAGCTAGTTAAAAAAAACTAGCATTTTTTTATTTTTCATATAATTTTCTAGGCTATCTATGTCTCAAATCGAAAATAAAATTAATAAAAAAATTTTAAATAAAATTAAATTACAAAAACCTTTTGTTGAAAAAGATTTATTACATAATATTTTTTCTTGGTCAGAATTAGAAAATTTATTAAATTTAAGACCATTTATAACAGCCTCTAGATTTCATATAGCTAAAAAACCTATAAATGAACGTTTTGAATGGCCTATGCAAAGTTGGTTATCAGATATAAATACTATACCACCAAAATTTTTACATAATATTGTCGAGGAAAGGGTTTGTAGTTTTTCAGATGCTTCTAGAGTTAATAAATCTATAAATGAAATTTGTGGCATAATTGAAACAGCAACTAGTTGGCCAACAGACGCACATATATATTTTTCTAAAAAAGTTCAACAGGAAGGATTTGGAAAACATAAAGATGAAGCACATAATTTAATTGTTCAAGTAGAGGGCAAATCAAATTTTCAAGTATGGTCTATTGATAATAAAATTATAATTGATGAAGATATGTTACCTGGTGATTGTGTTTTTATACCTGCTCATATAAATCATAAAATTTTACCCTGTACGCCTAGAATTTCTGTAAGTTTTCCTATGTGGTTAAAACCTGGTCCCCCACCACAAGACAGATATTGGATTAATTTTTAGTTTATTCTTTAGCTTCGCCCCAAGATTTACCAAGTGCAATATCTACTTTCGATGGTACTTTTAGTGAATCAATTGCATTCTCCATTATCTGTTTTACATTTTCCACATCTGATTCTTTCTCAATGGAAAAACATAATTCATCGTGTATCTGAAGTAATGGTTTAAATCCTGCTTTGTAGCAATCAATCATAGCTTGTTTAGTTTGATCTGCTGCAGATCCTTGGATCAATCTATTTAAAGCTTTATAAGTAAAAGCCCTCCTGATGTTATTTCCATATATGGCCTTAGCCTCCTCATACTGCATGGCCTTGTTCATTCCGAAGGTAGCGGGCTCCCACATGTCAAATCGGCATTTACGGCCCCCTATAGTCCGAATAAAGCCATATTTAGAGGCACTGTTGGTCACTTCAGTTGCTAATCTTTTAACAAATGGAACTCTTTCTCCATATTGTCTAAGTAGAGCTTCAGCTCTATCTTTATTGATACCTAATTCTTTACCTAATTTGGCCTTTCCCATACCATAGAATAGACCTAAGTTAATTGTTTTAGCTTGGGTTCTAGTGATACCGGCCATATCAGCTACAATCTGGTGGAAGTCAGCAGACTCGTTTTTATAAGCTTCAATAAACTCCGCTGCACCTTCAAAATGGTCATTGACAGATGCAGCGTAGTGAGCAACAAGCCTAGGCTCCTGTTGTGAGTAGTCGAAACTACCCCATTGTTTACCTTCTTCAGGTAAGAACAAGCTTCTAATTTTGTCACCAAACTCTTTGTTCCTTGCAGGAATTTGTTGTAAGTTTGGGTTTGAATATGATAAACGTCCAGACACAGTTCCACCTTGGTCAGATCGTAACTGATTTATTTCAGAATGAATTCTACCTTTGTGAACATAACGTTGAATGGAGTCTATGAATGTTGAATGGAATTTATTTATTTCTCTTGCTTCTCTTATTAGTTGCGCTATCGGGTTATCACAGTTCACTAACCAGTTTTGGGTAAAGCTTGGTTCATCAGTTTTCGCTGTCCGTGGGTACTCAACACCTATTCGGTCAAACACTTGTGCAACAGATCGAGCAGCCCAGATGTCTACATCTAGTGTGGTCTGAGATTTTATACTTGATAAAACCTCAGACTCTTTTTTTTTGAATTCTTTTTTTAGCAGAGAAGCCTTCTCCTCGTCAACTCTTATTCCTCTACGCCTTGTATCTATTAAAATAGGTAATAATTCCATCTCCATTTCCCAAACATCGTGTAGGGACTGCTTAGATATCTCTGTTTTAAGCCTATCCCATAAACGTAAGGTTAACCCTGCATCTTGCTCAGCATAGAAGCCTACGTAGCCCGCAGGCAGCTTCCACATGTCAGCTTTTGGGTCAATTCCCCATTCTTTGGCTTTTTCATTTAAAAACGTCTCATTTTTAATTTCACCTAAATAATCTTTAGCACATGCATTTAAACTAAAACTAAATCTGTTTTCATTGATCAATGCTGCTGCAATCATGGTGTCAACTATCTTACCTCTAATCTCAAATCCATTTACTAACAACCAACCAACATCATAACTTGCATTGTGAAATATTTTTGTAGCATCAGTTTTTAAAATGTCTTGCATCCATGCGCAGGTAATCGACAGATCCATATTCCCACCAGCATCATGAGCAATTGGGAAGTACCATTGTTGCCCAAGTGCAGCGACTGCAAATCCTACAATATGGCCATCAAAGGTTGCCCATCCTGGTCCTTTAGTTTTAATATTTGGATCTTTAGTTTCTAAGTCAATTGCAATCTCTGTTGCTTTTGATAAGTCTGGATACTCTGCTGGAGCTATCCAATCACTATCGTTGTATATAAAATTTAATTGATGGGTCATTGTTTCCTTCTACTTAAGTTTGCATCTTCAATCGACATTGCTTTTTTATAGGGTATGTTAAGTTCAAATAATGCGCATTCAGCGCAATAGTAATTAAACTCATGTACAATTACTGCAACTGCTTCATCGCAACGTTCACACATAACTAATTTATTTTTTCTTTTTTTTGTCATAACTTACTACTGTTAAATGCTCTATTTCTAAATCACAATAATGTTTTATTTTTTGTAAATCTTCAATTGTTTTACCTTTTGTCAAATATCTACAAACATATTTTATTACGTTTGCTTGAAAAGGATTAAGTCCATTTTTTCTTATAAATGTCCAAGGTTGAATTAAAAACTTTTTATAGTGAGATCCTCCAATTTGTTTATCTTCAGGAAACGCTTCATCGAACATACTTTTATCTGACATAGTTAGCCTCATATTGTTTGTAATATTTTCCTAATGGAAAGTTATATTGATGGTAAGTACCCAACAGATGCAGTGTGCTTTTAGACCTAGTTGCACCTGTGTACCAAACCCTAAGTTCTTTTACCTTATCTGCTAGATTTTTTTTATCAAAGTGTGATGGGAAGTTGCATTTACTAGCCAGGACAACATTATCTGCTTCACCACCTTTTACTTGGTGTATGGTATCTATAATAATTTTAGGTGGTTGTGATAAATCTACACCTTCGTTCATAAGTTTTTTAAAATATTGTTTATCTTTATCTTTAAATTTTCTCTTAAATACTTGATTCCATAGACCTTTTTCATCACGCATGCCACACCTTAAATGTAATTCATCAAATGTAAAGACTTGATTTGGATGTGCAAAACTCCACTTTTTACTTTCCGCTGACCGGTATCCGTGGTCTATGTTTAACAAATACTCATACATAGTTACAGCTTCTTCTCTACTGATGCTGCCACCCTCACAAATTTTTTCCCAATAATTAATCGCAGAAAACTGGTTAGGATCAAATGATTTATTATTCTTCTGGTCCTGATAGTATAAACCAAGGTTCCTTGCCTCCTGTTGGAGTTCTCGCTTTACATCATTAATTCTAGCTAACACCATCCAACTTCCGTCCATATCCCAGGGTACTTTCTTAAGACCACCCCACCTGTACACATGGCCTTCCTTACCATTAGAGTGAAATTCTTTTTGTATTCTTTTATTGCCCATACTATTTAGTAAACATTTGGAAAAGAAATGTATGTTTTTGTTTAATCTAACTGACTTTTTTAACACCAAAGTCTTGCCTGGAAAGTTTTGAAATAGGTCAACATCTGCACCATTCCACTCATATATAGCTTGGTCATCGTCCCCTGCAATGTAAACTCGCTCTACTGCTTTAGCCATTTTAACAACCATGTCCCACTGTAAAGGTGTTAAATCTTGAGCTTCATCTACCATTAGAACTTTAAAAGGTACTACAAGGCCATCATCAATGAACTTCTGCACCATATCTGTAAAGTCTAACCTGTCCGGTGCCCGGTGCCCGTTCTCCATCTCCATTGTTTTAAATTCTTCGTA